CAAAGATTATTATCTAAGAACTCCTCAACCCATGTGAAGTGATCTTGAAGTCCTTCGTTAAATACTTTACGTTTACTGTCTAGGTGTTCTTTAGCCTCACGTTCTAGTTTCACACTACTTCCTTTAGATGGCTGAAGTCCCTACAAAGAATGTTGTGGCGTACTCTACTACAGATACTGAAACTCCTAGTGTTGCAAAGATTTGTATGCTTGCTATAAATATTGATTCTAACATATTATTTTTCCTTTTAGGTTAAGTCTACAATTTCACAGCTATCACCAGAGCACGCTAGTGTCTGACTACCTGCTGTATTATCTTCCTGCTCGTATTCTGATAGTTCCTCCCAGTTAATTGACGTTGGCATAGTAGAGAGTAGTGCTTCATACTCTTCTTTACTACAATCTTGATATGGTGCTTGTTGATACGTATGTTCATTAAACGGTAAGAAAGATACACCACTCATCTCATCAAAGTGTTTATACACAAACGCTCCAACCTCAAGCCACTCATCTGAGTTGACGTTGATAGTCACGCTAGGTTTGTGCTCACACCAGTGTCTCTGATAAGCTAACCACATTTCCAGTTGTTGAATAGCTGTAGTATCTTTTGTACACACAGCACCTTCTGGTGATTTCTGAGGAAAGCTAAACACTACTGTTGTATCAGGCTTCATGACACAAGGCTCACTAGGTACTCCTTGATCCTTCATGAACTGAGTTAGAGGGTCTTTAACGTCACCCCTAACAGTACGCACATAGTAGGGGGAATGACGAGGGTGGACCCCACTGCTAGATGATACCATTTGAGATACCGTTCCTGAAGGTTTGACGCAAGTGATAGCAGCAGAAACAGGGATGCCAAGGCGCTCAGCCCACTCAGCGTTAGTAGTGACAGCAATAGAACGTAAGTGCTCAAGGGTTTTCTCCAATCCAGAATTAGCTGTTGTAAGTAAAGGGTTATCCATTATCCCTGTGAGTGACACACCCAACAGGCGTTCCTCTTCGGTATTTCGCTGCCACAGTTTTCGCAGATAGGGGAACTTTGTAAAGGTAGATTGAATAGTACCCAATATCGTAGCAATACGAACTTTCTTTTCAAGGTCTTGAATGTTATCTGTTGCACGTACTACACACTCCGTTAAGTTACAAACTTGTCCACTGCGTAAAATTATCTCACTGCAAGGGTTAGTTCCAAAATCATAGCTAGTATCACGCCTACCATTCTTAGCTGCTTGCTTCTTAGCTGCCTCACGGTTGAAGATGCCACGCTCACCTGAGCCTGACTCAACGAGAGCCATCCACTCACGCATAAATGATAGACTGTCTGGCTTCTCACTGTATGCTACTGAGTTATTAGCTAGAGCACGATGTGGATTGTTCTCCCACCAAGCGCCTGACTTAGCGTGCCTCATCTTATCGTCTGATAAATTTGATAGACTGATCATAGCTGAACGCCTTACACCACCTACAACTACTACCTCACCTATCTTACACATGATGTCGTGGCACTCAATAGAACTAAGCTTACGGTTCTGTGCATCCTTAAAGGTACGTATGACAAAGGTGAAGAGATCAATCAGTGGTGCTGGTCCACTAGCTCTACCACCAAACGTCCTAAGCCTAGCACCTGCAGGACGTATCCTACTAGTATCCCATGTAGGTATCTCCCCACTGTACAGTAGAGCAATTAGTTGACGTAAGGCTTTTGACCAACCCTCTTTGCTATCTTTAACAGCGATGTTAGTCTCACTGTCAAATAGTTCAGGAACCTCTGGTAACTTCTGTACGTACTGTCTCTCAACAGAGAAGCCCACACCTGTGCCACACATAAGAACGTGCATTGCTTCATCAAAAGCTGTTGGTACATCTACTGCTAAGTAAGAACAGTTATACATACTAATGTTATCACGGGATGCAGCAGGGCCAGCAGTCATTAAGCTTCGCATAGATGGCATAACCTCAAGCCCTAAGATAGCTTGCTCAATGTCATTAATGTACGTATCATTGCCAGCTACAGGACGTACAATGTTATCCATGTAACGTGATACTGTCTCAGGCCATGTCTCTCTTCTACCTAAATTATCTAGCCAACGTGCGTAACGTGACTTGTGTATAAAGGTTTGATAATCTGTAGGTAAGTAGTTATTCATCTGTTATCCCCTGATCCCTGTAATACGCCACGCTTTTGGCGGCTATCTAGTTTTTCTCTATTCATGTTGGCTACTGTTTGTAAACTGGCTCCGTAAAAATTAGATAGAGCAGCTACATAAAATAGTACGTCACCTAATTCTTTCAACATACCCTTGTTATCTAAGGTAGCACCATCCCTAAAGCTCTTCTTTAGTTTTTCAGCTATCTCACCTGCCTCTCCTACAAGGCCTAGAGTATTTTCTATCTGTCTTGTTTGTCCTTTAGTTAATATCTTACCTTCTACCCATTGGCTATATGCAGCTAACTCATTCTTAGGCGTACCATCTTTATGGAATATATCATAGTAGGGATCATATTCTGGTTTCATACATGTCTTTCCTTTATTAAAATGTTTTGTACTGTAACATCATCTATATCATAGAACGTATTTCTTACAAGATCACTGATGTCTTCTGTGTGTGCATCTTCATATGCTCCTAAGATATTATTATCCTCATCAATCTGAAGTAATAATGTAACACTAAAAGTTTTAACTTTCATCTGTGCTTCTCCGCTAAGGCTTCATTCATTTTATTCAAGTACCATGCAGCCTTCTTCATATCTTCAGCTGGTCTTTGCTTATAAGCATAACGATGTTGGTACTTAATCATGTTGCCGTGACAGTATGCAATGAATCCATCTAAGCCTAGTACCTGCTTGATGTAGTCAATACATTCTATGCCACCCATATTGTAATGGGCAGGGCGATCTACGGGATCAAACTCAGTCATGCGTTACCTTTCGTCTTTGTGTAAGCGTTAAAGTTTATTATCTCACCAGTGCTTCCTTGTAAAGATTTACTATTCTTAGCATGTTTTTTAATTTCTTTCAATAGCATTTCGTGACGATGATCAGAAACTCTATCCATTAAATCACCATCCTTCTCCATCAAATCTAAGAAGGCACTGCATAAAGTGGCTACATAAACTAAGTCTTGAAGTACATCATCAGAGTAGCAGAAGTTACTTCCTACTGCTACGGCTGTAGCTACACTACCATCCCAATCTTCTAGGGTTCCTTCGCTTGTAGGTTTTATAATGAAAGCAACTTCATCTTCTGCTAACTCATACGGCATATCAATCCTTTCTCTCTGTTTTTAATAGGACTATACGTTTTCTAGTAGCCGTTCCTTTTTCTTCAAGCCACTCTTCAGGTATAACTCTGTTTGCCCATAGAAACCCTTGCTTATCACACCACTGTGCATACGTAGTCTTAGCACCCTTATAAAGTTTAGACTTAGCATTACTAAATACAAACCTAATGTCTAGCTCTGGGTGCTGCTTACGTACTTCTATATGCTTGTGTCTATCTTCAGAATCAAATTGTCCTTTAGTCTCAATTAGTATTCCATTGTCTAACTGGAAGTCAGGTGTATAAGTGCGATAGCGTAAGTCTTCCCACTCTATCTTTAGCTGCTCATAACGTACAACCTTTTGACACCCGGCTAGTACAAGAGCAGTACTCTTTTCAAGTCCACTCCTGTACTTACCTTTAGCGTGATACCGTTTATGCGGCTTCATTGTCTGGCTCAGTGGTACTCTGTAGTGATACCTTAAGTTCTCTTACTAAAGTTTCACCTATGTTAGATACACATCGCCATTGGTATTCTAGTTGCTGCTTGATAGATCCGTTGTATTGAATCTCTTTTAGCATAGCAACTTCTTTATCTGTAAAGTCATCAGTGTCATACTCTACATCATCTAGTGTAAGCTTAGTCATTTTTGTTTATCCTTCTACGTAAACATATTCTATTAACGGGGGTGCCTTTGATCCTGAGTAAACCTTAGATGGTAGCTGTTGTAACTCAGGCCAACACTTCTT